TGCCAATCTCCGCGCTGAAGGCATCGAGAGCCCGCCGGTCGATCGAGCCCGACGTGTCCACGGCGACGACGAGATGCGAGACGCCCTCCCGGAGCGTCCCCGGGAGGTACGGCCCGCTGGCGACGAACCGCCGGTTGGGCCTGTTCCACGTCGAGCGGGCTTGCGCGGACGCCTGATCGATCAGGCGTCGAAGAACCTCGCGCCAGTCCTTTTTCGGCTCGACGATCTCGCCGACCAGTCGCTCGATGCATCCGGGCAAGTCGCCCATCCCCCGGGCGACCTGCGCTGACTGGATCACCTTGATCCGGTTTTCGGCTTCAGCCTCGGCCTTGTCCGACGGCGACAGGTCTTTGCCATCGTCGTCCTTGGCGTCCTCCACGTCTCCCCACCGGGCGGGCGGTTCGGCCTTCCGGTTGCCCGGGTCGCCCGCCGGGGCGTCTGGGTCGTCCTGGTCGCCCGGGGCGTCTGGGTCGTCCTGGTCGCCCGGGGCGTCTGGGTCGTCCTGGTCGCCCGGGGCGTCTGGGTCGCCAGGGCCGTCCTGGTCGCCACCCTCGCCCTCGCCCTCGCCCTCGCCTCCAGGCTCCGGCCCAGGCTCCGGCTCCGGCCCGCCCCCAAAAAGGTCTTCGTGGATCGCCTCGGCGGACCAGCCGGTGAACCTCGGATCGTAGAGCCCGCCTTCCGGCCAATCGAACCTGCCGGATTCCTTCAGATGCGGGTTAACTGCGTGGTCGCATGCGATGTTAAATTCTGCGTGGTCGCGCTCGCCTCGGCGAAACTGGTGACCCAGGACGACGTGCATGCACTCATGCGCGAGGATTGTGATGGTCTCGCCGACGGTGAGGTCGGCGAGGTATCCGGCGTTGTACCGGATGGTCTTTCCATCGGTGGCGAATGTCGGGATGGCCTCATCCTCGACAAGCTCCATGCTCATCGCCACCGACCCGAAAAATGGGTGGTCGAGGATGAGCCGCTTACGCGCCAGGGCGACCTTCTCCCCGGCCTTGTTTTTGGCGAACGAGGCAACCGCCTTCTGGGTCTCCTCGGCCACCTCTTCGATCTCCTCCACGTCCACTCCCCGGGCCGAGTTAGCCCAGTACTCCTCGTTCCCATCTGGGTCGTCGCCCCATCCTGAGCGATGCATCGGGTTGGTTCCCATGTCTCCTCCTCCTGCTCTTCCGATCCCGGATTGAATCGGCCCAGGCCCTCGACCGCCGTCGAGAGCCCGAGTAGATTCAATTAAGCATTAGCCGCCGTATCCGACATGGGCGTCCTGGTGCTGAACGGCCCAGTCGATGTACGCCGGGGTCTCGGCCAACTCCGGCGACCGCGCCACGAGGTCGCGCCCCCACACAACCTGAAACTCACGCGATGGGAACCGCTTTACGTAGGCCCAGACCGCCGACAGGTTCTCGACGGTGGCGAGTCGGGAACACATGGACGCCGTCGCCCAGCACACGTCCGCCCGGGACGGGTCCGGCGTGGGCGTCCCAACCGGATCGTGAACGATCCGGTCGAAGCGGGGGAGGTTCTTCCACACGTCCAGAAAGCCCATGAACTCTGACCCCGGCCCCTCTCCGATGGTAGCGCAGATCAGGCTACGCAGGGTCGCCCGGTTGCCACCCTCTCCCGGCTCATCGGGAGTGTGTTTCAGGACGGTGGAGAGTTGATGGTTGGACCGACAGGAGGGCCACGCATGGGGGTTCGCGTCTGCGTCGAACCGATGCAGGAGCCCCGGGCGGAACCGGACCCAGGCGATGACCTCCGGTGCGACGCCGTTGGGGACCGCCCACCGGCACCAGTCGTCCACGTCGGGGATTAACTCGGCGTGGGTCACGCGATTATTCGTCGCGCTTGAAAATTTGTTGACCATCGCCCGGTCGGCGTAGCCGTTGCCCGCCATGACGATGAGCCAGCCATCGGGGAGACGGTACTCACCGAGCTTGCGCCCGTAGACCAGCCCGAGCATGGCGGCTTGCACGTCTGGGCGACAGGTTGTCGCCTCGTCGAGGAACATGATGCCCCGTGACGAGGACTCACGGGGGAAGAACGCCGGGGGGTTCCAGCTTGTCACGCCGTTCTCCACGCTGGGGATGCCCATCAGATCCGACGGCTCCATCAGCGAGCCGATGACCGACCGGAACTCCAGGCCGTTATCCTCGGCCACCTGTCGGACGATGGCCGACTTGCCCAGCCCCGGCTCTCCCCAGACCATGATAACCAGGGGGTTCTCCTCGGCCAGGGTGAGCAGTGCAACCTCCAGGTGTTTCTTGAGTTGCGAGGGCTTCACCTTCTCAATGTTGGGTCTCGTTGTTGCCATGTCCCGTTCTCCTCCTGCTAGGGTTGTCCCTTGCGCCCGGGCTTGCCACCGGGCTTGCGGGTTACGCTCACCCCCCGGGCCGGGGGGTGAGTGGCTCACCGTGTTAGCGGTCCATGAATCCGGCCATGCGCTCCAGCACCGCCTCGGCGGACTCGGCGACCTGGGTACGCAGGAGTTTGGAGTCCCGCAAGGCTTGCGGGTCTCCAGTCGTCCCCAGCACCTCACGCCGTATCTCCTCGGCGATGGCCGTGAGGTTGGGATCCTGCTTTACGTTGAGCCCGGGGAGGATATCCAACAGCCCCGAGATGTTCGAGACCAGCGTGTCTCGGAACGGGCTTTCGACCTTGCCGTCCGCGCCGACGTCGTAGCTTTTGAGCTTGTCCGCCATGTGCCGGACGACAGTCTGGACGCGCCCCCAGATCTCCTTCTGGGCGGTCTCGATGGAGGCCCGGTGGGACCGGGTCATCTCGGCCTTGATGGTCGATACCTCATCCGCCTGGAGGGCCACCCGAAAGTCGCCCGGGTCAGAGATGGCCTCGATCGAATTCTCAAAGCTGAAGAACTCGCCGATGGAGTCGGGGGCCGGGTAGTCAGCGGGATCGAACATCCCGTTTAGCCTCCGCTTGGCGTCCTCGATCAAGTCGGGATATACCGCCAGGAACTGTTTGACCAGCCGTTGGTCAGTCGCCATGAACTCCCGCATCGTTCGGGAGTAATCCGTGAAAGCCTTGCCGGGAAGCAGTCTCCAGGGCTTCCGCCATTCCAGGCTTGAGTCATAGTGGAACTTGCGGGCCTTCCCAGAATTGCGTTTGCGCTCGGCCATCGCGTCCCTGGCGACAAGCATCTTGTTGTACCGCCCCGAGTCCACCGGGGCGTTGTGGGCGACGGCGACCTCGGCGGACGCCTTGGCGTCGTACGCCCGACCCGACCAGCCTTTGATTTCAAGGCTGGCCAGCATGTAGCGGGATTGAATACCAAGGCTCTTATCTATCGACTGGCTCATATCTGATCTCCTTTTCTCCCCGGCCTTGCCACCGGGTTCAGGGGGTTACGCCCGCCCCCCGGGGGGGGGCGGGTGGCTCACCGGGTTACCGCCAGTCAGATATCAGTCCCTCCTTGTAGGCCTTGTCGAGGTGCCATCTCAGCTTGCCAACCAGTTCTTCCAGGTCGGGGTCGAACTCCTTGTAGGCGACCGTGTCGATGACGTGCAGGATATCCTCAGAGGCCTGTGCGACGCCTCCGAAGCTCGATGAGTATTGGGCCAGCCGGTCGAAGACCTTCGAGACCGCATCTCTGATGGTAGTTCTTTCCTTGATCATGTTCTTGGTCATGCCCGTTCTCCTGTTCAGCGTTTCGGCCCTCGCTTGGGCCTCTTCAGCGGGGCGACCATCGCCCCGTACGCTGTTGGCCGCCCATCTTCCAGGTGGAATTCTGTCGAAGCCCAATTACCCACAACGACTCGCATCCAAGGTCTCCCTGCGGCCAGGGGATTCAGTTGGCTTGACGGCCCTCGGTGTTCCACCCGCGCGCTCCAGCCGACGATGTTGCGTTGTAGATGTCTGACCCGCTTCCGTAATCTACATCATGGTCTAGGGTCGGCTGATAATCGGGGTGGGGTCGGCCTTACCGCACCGCACCAGTTCCCTCAACTGCTCCCACTTACTGATGGCTCCTTGACTCTCTTGCGGGCTCTTTGATTCGTCGTCTACCGCCTTTCTTCCAGCGTCCCCTTTGGGGAGATTGAGTTCGCTTATTCCGTCCCGCGTACACGTCTATGGTACTCCGTCTATGTGCATATACACAGTGAGAATTACCACTCTTTCTTTCAAGTAAAATCAATAAGTCGAGTAATAGCCTAGGGTTTCAGGCACCCCGACACGCCCGATCAGCCCGCCCCGCTCTCTAATCACGACCCACTTCCAAATATGGATCTCCCCCTGAGAGGCCATATAAGCCCCTCAGAGAGCATTTACGCACAAGGAGGGTCTTTACCAGGGGGAGGTCGAGATCTAACCGCACACGCCATCTGTGGGCTTTTTATTTCAGAAATTATTCTTGAGAAATATCCTGCCAAGTAGCATTTAGTACTTGACACGCTTCTGGGGGGTCCGGTAACATCCTTGCCGTTGAGTGAAAAGCAAGGCTAGACCGACCACACAAATCGAGATATGTCAAGGGGTCTCAGGAAATCGCAAAGAAACTTTCGATAGATAGAATCGCCGAGATAAAGGCCGCCCAGTTGCTGGGGGAAGGAGTGAGACCGACGTCAAGGAAACTCAATCTTTCTGTGCCTACCATTCTCAAATATTTCCACCTGGACGATGATGAGACCCCGGGCGATCGGGAAGCGTTCGAAACGCTCGTTAGCCGGGCAAAGGAGCGCAGGGTCCAGGAATGGTTGGCCCTGGCGTCGGCCTTGCGTTCCACCGTTGCGCGTGACCTCCCATCGATCGAGGCGACGAACGCGAACGACATCAAGTCACTGGTGACCAGCGCGGCGATCGCCACCGACAAGGTCCAGTTGATTGAAATGAAGATGCCCGGCCAGCAGGCCCCCCTGAGCCTGTCACTGCTCATAAACGGGGATATAGATGCCCGGCAGATCCAGATCTCCGAGAAGGAACTCGAACTCCTCGCCGAGGCCCGGGTCCGCCGGTCGGGGGGAGTAGCCGCGCCCGGAGGGCAGGCCACGAAACCTGACGTTTCACCCTAGCCCTTGGCACGCATTTTGCAGGATACTTTTGGCACGCCTTTTGCAGGCAGGCGTGATCTGCGGTGCAGGACTCAACTCATGTAATTTGAGTTGCAGTATTCAAGTCATGTAATGTGAGTCGCCCCGGCTCAGATAAGCAGCATACTATTCACTGTCTATTGTAAACAGCCAACTGTTAACAGTTTTGCCCCCCCCACGGCACAGTCAACTGTTGACAGTCGATTGTTAACAGTTTTGCCCCCCAAACAACCAAATGACAGTCGATTGTTGACAGCCAACTGTTAACAGTTTGACCCACCAAACCGACAGAAATCTGCCATCTGTCGATTGTTAACAGTTTTTTTTGTTTTTTTCTTTTAGCGGCAAACCGATGAGAACTGTCAACAGTCGATTGTTAACAGTTAACAGCTTTTTTTCCACCGCAAACCGATGACAGCAAACCGACAACTGTTAACTGTTAACTGTTAACAGCAAACCGACAGCAGCAAACCGATAACAGCAAACCGATAACAGCAAACCGACAGCAGCAAACCGATGACAATTGACTGTTAACAGTTAGCAGCCGGTTTTTTTCTGTCAACAGTCAACCGCCGATTGTTGACAGTCAACAGTTCACTGTCAACAGCCCACAGTCCACTGTCAACAGTCCACTGTCAACAGCCCACTGTCAACAGCCCACAGTCGATTGCCGATTGTTAACAATTTCGCCCCCCAAACATCACAGTTGACTGTTAACAGTTAGCAGGCCCCAGATGTTTCTTGCAATCTCTGTGCCAAAATCTTGTATTTGTCGGCCTATATTTTTTTTCATTTTTTTTCAATTTAGCCCATTTTTCCCTTGACACTCTGATATCTATTTTGTAAAATAGTATTCAAGTTGGTCAAGGGACCGGCGAGTAACACCTAAACGGAGAATGGGAAAATGAATGATAGAGAACTTGATCTAGACTTTGATTCAAGGATTGAAACATGGACGGATGAACAAATCGCTTACTTTGATGATGATGTGTCCCAAGAAAATATCTTGGCCGCTCTGAAGGATGCGATGGGCGACGGGTTTGTTGCCTGGATAGACGTCCGGGCCGCTTACGATCGGATTCTCTCCGATCGATAGCATTCAACCCGGGCCCGGGGAATTGTCCCCGGGCCCTTTAAAGGAGGACGGGAAAATGCATAGTCAACCCGCAATCGCTGTCAAGGTTACCGGGGATTCTAAAACGGGCCCGCTCGCTGTCACGTGGGCAAGCATGGAAACATGCCCGAGTGACTGCCCGTATCTATCCGGTGACTGTTACACGCTAGCTTATCCAGCCGCTTTCACGACTAACCGGTTAAACAAATCCCCGATTAAGGATCTGATTCAAATCGCACTTTGTGAGGCGGCGGGCATTGACAGCTTGCCCGGCGATCGGGACTTAAGGGTACATGTGCTAGGCGATTGCCCCACGGACGCCACCGCGCTAATCGTGTCTAGCGCAATGTTGCGTTATCAGGCACGGTCCGGGTTTCTAGCGTACACGTACACGCATGCGTGGCGGACCGTATCAATAAAAAGTTGGCAAGGGGCGAACGTCCTCGCGAGTTGTGAGAACGTCACGGACGTCCGTGCGGCGCGCAAGCGTGGATACGCCGCCGCGATCGTGGTTCAAGACTTTCCATCTGAAAAGGTCTACCAGTTAGACGGGGAAGATATCGCCCCTTGCCCGCATGCGACACGGGGAATCAAGTGTGTTGATTGCGGTTTGTGTTTTGATTCGGGGAAGTTGTTCGACCTGGGTTTGACGATCGGACTTAAGGCTTCGGGCAAACTGAAAGCCGCCTAGCAGTTAACCCAGGCCCGGGGAATTGTCCCCGGGCCCTTTAGGGGAGAATGGGAAAATGAAACATAGAATCACGATCACAAATAGCTTCCACAATTCGAGTGTTCGCCTTGACCTTCCCGATGATGGGATTTTGTCAACCCGACAGGTCCGCCGTGCTCGCCGAGAGTTGTGTGGGATTCCAACTTGCGTTTGTGGCGGTAACCTCGGGGAGAGGGGAAAACAATTTGCAGTGTGGCTGCCGAACCTTCCGCTCTTCGAATGCGAACCGCTAGAAGATGGAAGGATCGCGATCGTATTTTTTGAATGAGAATTTAGAGAGCAGTCAACCCGAAGAGCCCGGGAAAATCCCGGGCTCTTTTTTTGTCCGCGCCCCGAAACTTATCATCGCAAACCGACAAACTTATCATTGAAAAAAGGGCCCCATTTTTCCCGATGATAAGGACGGCGGGGCCCCAAAAAAAGCCTTGACAAAATTTTCCCAAAGCGCGACCTCGCGCTTTGCATCCCCCTCCCTGTGCCGTCCCCACAAAGGGGCCCCTTATCCATTTGCCGGTTGTCACATGTTGCCCGGGACAGGATTAGGGGCCCCATGATGCTTGGTCTTGCCAAACGGTTCCTGGGGTGTTATAGGGTTTCACGTGGAACCTGTCTCTGTATGGTGGGCGCATTTCTACTGGTGGAACGGGGTGGCGGGGCCTGGAGTGCCGGGTTACGCGAAGGTGTGAGGATGAAACCCCTCCAAATCGCCATTTGGGCCATTACTTGGACCATTTTTCTGCTCACGGGAATGGTCCTTATCACGTTGTTACGGATCGCGGCGTACATCCCCTTTTAGATACGGTGAGGCAGAATTAACCATATGGTTCTTCTTCGGGAGCTAGGCGGGGTTCTGGTTGACGAGTTGATGTTGGTCCACGATCGGTTAGCGAGGAGGGAGAATCTAAGCTCGGTTGTCATTTCCCAGTACGCGACGGCTGAGAAGGACTACATTTCATCCATTGCTGCTGGGATGCTTGCTATCGGGGGGGTTCACGGGCCTGTGAGCCAGGTAGTGAGATTCCTTTCCGGGTCTTCTTACGCAGAAGAGGCGAGGCTCAGAATCAAGGGGAAGCGTTTGGTTCCTGGTTGGGGTTCTGGTTTCGTGAAAGGCAGACCTGACCCGGAGCTTTCGAGGATTGACCGTGTTCTATGTGTAAGGAACCGGGACATCTGGGACAGGATAAGGGAAATCACGGACATACTCCACGAAAGCGGCAAGAAGGTCTTTCCCAATGCGGCCTGTTACACGGGTTCTGTTTGTTTGGCCCTGGGATTTCCGGCGGAAGCGGCTCTTTACTGGTTGATCAGGGGTCGAATTGGTGCCTGGACAGAGATTTATCTCGAAAACTACAATCCAAGGCTCTGAGGGGTTGGTTTTCCTCCGCGAACTATGGTGGTTTCTGGCATATCGCTGGTGGTGGTGGGTGGGGATATTGGTTGCGGGGACGGTGTTTTTGTTGTATCTGGCCTCTTTGAGTGCCTGGGAGTGCGAGCATCATCCGGTAGCGCGGAAGTCGGATTTCTGCCAGAAGATAGCCCTCATGAGGATGGAGAATGACGGATCTTGAGTTAGCAAAGATACTTGAGGACGAATCTGCGAAGATTGGAGTCATACATCCCCGCCAGTTATGTCTTGAACACATGATGATTCCCTACAAGCCTGTTTCCAAGACGATTGAGATATACCTTGATCGTGTTGGGGAGGAGCAATTAACACCGGACGAGGCTCTATGGTATACTTTTGCCCTTGGATTCAGGGTTGGGCGGGTGGAGAGGGATACCGGGCGGAAGATATTGTTGCCGAATGAGGCAAAAGGAAGGTACGGGGATTTTTGATACCTGTATTTGGGGAGCAATAGGATGCCTGGTCTTCTTGACGGCATGAGTCGTGAAGAAATCCGAGATCTGGGCGTAGCGGAGCTTCGGGAGCGCGAGGCTCGGCGCATTCAGCCGATGATGTTCCATAATCCCCTGCCGTGGCAGAAGGAGGAGCATTCCCGGGGCCATCCGCAGTCCATACGGGTGATCCCGGGTGGTAACCAGTCTGGAAAGACGACTTTTGCCATCTTCGAGATGCTTTGCCACATGATGCAGATATATCCTGACTGGTGGCCCCTTGAGAACCGGAAGGACGGGAAGGATGGGCGTTGGGGACCGCCGCTGATCGGCGTTCAGAGCGGCCCGGACTTCGATAACTGGCTGGAACAGACGTATTTACGAAAGTTTTACGAGCTTCTTCCCGAGGGCATGGCGGAACCGATAAAGAATGGCGGACATATACGCGGATTCAGCTTCAGGTTCTTCGATCCCACTTCTGTTCCGAGTCTTTGCAACCCGAATCTTAGAAACACGCTATATTTCAACTCATACCAGCAGGATTCGATGGCTTTTGAGGGGAAAACCTTTGATATTGCGGGTTTTGACGAGCCCCCCCCTCACAAGTTATGGACGGCGACCAAGCGTGGGTTGATGGCACGTGACGGGATTGCGTTTTTCACCATGACACCCCTGATTGAGCCGTGGGTGGACTCCGAGCTGTGTGATCAGGAGGATGAGGACAAGAACATTCACGTCCGGCGGGTGGAAATATGGGAAAACTGCGCTGACACCGGGGGTCATCTGCGCCGGGACCAGATAGAGGCGTTCTTGAAGACGGTTCCCCCTGAAGAAAGGTTGGCGCGGGAAAAAGGAATCTTCTCTCATCTGGCTGGCGTGGCGTATCCCGAGATTGGCGAGGCTCATATGGTCGAGGATTTCCCCATTCCGTGGGAATGGACCCGTTATGAGGCCATAGATCCGCACGGATCGAGGCCGTCGTGCATTGTTTTCTGTGCTGTTAATCGGGAGGGACGGCGGTATTACTACGATCAGCTTGTGGTGGACGGGGGTCCGAGGGAACTGGTCCAGGCTATCAAGGCAAAAAGGGCCGAGCATGGCGGAAACGACCCGTTCTGGACCGTAATTGACCGAAAAGCCGCCGAGGAGCCGTCCGTGGTAAGTGGACACAGGACGTCCTGGAAGCGGGAACTTGAGCGTGCCGGACTCAGAAACATCAAATTAAGCAACTCATCCCCCGGATCGGTGGGAATCGGGGTAAGGATTGTCAAGAAGGGCCTTAAACCGGAGTACGACACGTTCGAAAAGCGGGAAATCCCATCGATCATGTTCTTTCGCGGAGCCTGCGGGAAAATTGAAGTCGGCAGGCAGGGTGAAAAGTATGGTTTGATTCACCAGATGCGCCGTGTCCAGTGGGATGACAGTTCCAGGCACTCGATTTATGAGAAATCGAGGACAGACAAGCTGAAGGAGGTGAATCGGGACCATCCTGACTGCCTGCGCTACATCGAGGAACGCATTGCGCGGCAGGGCCGTGCCTACGTGGAGCCAACAAGGAGATTCCAGGACAGTATTCGGGATTCCAAAGCCAGTGATATTCGCCGTGGAATTGCTCAAAGCACGGGATACTGAGGGTTATTTCCATACCAGCCGGGGAGAATTGGCATGACGAACGAAGAAGATTTTGTCCTGGAAGAAGATCTGGAGGATGAAGAATCCATAGGGCCCGGTCCCGCAAAGCTCAAGTCCATTCCCCTTTCCGATGAGCAGAAAAAGGAGCTGAAACAGGCGCAAGCCCGGATTAAGAGCGGGCCGGTTCGCCCACGGGCCGGAATGCGTGTTCTATTTGTCCTGGGACATGACATGAGTTTGCACGACGGTATTGTCGAGGAAGTCGCCCTGTCCAGGAATTTCGTTTGCCTGAGTGGTGATTCTGACGGCAGGCCGTGGAAAAGATGGGTTGAGAGGCAGCAAGTACTCGAAGAGCTTGAGGCAAATCCCCATTAAACCCCTACCCCCCCCATTCAAAACGTCACAACGTCACAACCCAATACTGGCAAGGGTTTCAGCGAATTTCAAACCGTAACAGAGGGGGGTCATGTTACGGTTGAAGATCCCCGAAAACCCTTGCCAGTAAACGATTGTTACGCTGTTACACTTCAGAGTACCCCCCAGCCAGCCGGACTCCCCGTGCAAAAACAGACCCTGTAAACAGCAATCAAGTATACCCCCGCGAATACGTACCATCCCCCTATATGGGAACAAACTTCCCATTTGATGCTGTCCGAGCCCATTCGTACACAGTAATGGCCGGGGGGGGGTCTATCCCCCCGGGATCGCACGCACCAGTTCACACCTGAGCTGTCTGGGATATTAACCGGACAGACCGGATGAAACCACGCACCAGACAAACCAGGTTTCTTTGGTGCGTGGTTTGTTTTCAAGTATATCCTCATGATTCATTTTGTCTTATGAGGATATACTTGAAAACAAAGGAGTTATGGGATAGAACAGAATTCCCGCAAAACCCGTTCTATTTTGTTCCTTTGGCAAATGAACCCGATTCATCAAAAAAACTTGTTGACACGTTGCTTTGAAAGGATGTATATCCGAAATGGGCAGATGAAATTTAGGCTTTCCTTTTCTGGAGACAAGAATGTCAATTCTGGACAAGAAGAAAAAGGCTATTGAAAAAGATCAGAAGAAGATTGCCGCCGCAAAGCCGGTATCGTCCAAGATACCCAATCCGGCGGCAATGCAGAAATTTGTTGATGCTTGCAACCGGGCAATTCCCGGTGATGGCTCCATCTCGGATGCCGAGGCGAAGGCAATCATGGCCGGGAAGGGCGCGGGTACGATCAAGTCTGTCGAGGCCCGAACCGGAGCGAAAATCCTGTAAGGAGACAGAAATGCCGAAAGGTGACCATAACTATGTGAAGCCAGACACCCGTGGACCCTCCAATCAGAAGGGCCACGTTCTGCCTGGAACTATGAGTTTTGGATCTAGTGCTTCCACCAAAAGCGGAATCAATATGCCGCAGATTGCCTCAAGCGGGGCGGCGCAAGGTTCTGTTGACTCCGTGCAACCATCATCGGGTAGCGATGGCGGGAAGATTTCCCTTAAAGCTGGACGGGACTCCAAGAGGGCATCGAGAACATAATCCATGCCCATCCGCTGAAATCACAATCGGAGGTGAGTGATGAGCCCAAGGCTTCGAAGCCGTGATAATTCAAAAAAGACCAAAAGACCAGGAAGAATAGACAAGGAACTGAAGAAGTTCAGGGCCACAGAGCCCAGTGACGATGCTTGCAGAAACCTTCTCTCGGCGGTGGTTCTTCAGGCCGTCAGGGACTACCAGATTGACCCGAGCCGATGCCACGTCTCTGAGCGACTGGAAGGACTGAAACTGTGGAAGGCCGAGGCCACGGCATGGATATTCGGAAAACCAGCAGACAAGAAGACGTCCCGATTGAAATTTGAAGATTGCTGCGATCTCCTGGACCTTGATCTCGGAGATGTAAGAAAAAGACTGAAGGAAGGTGTCGCTTAGGGGCCATAATTGCTTGATGATATTGAAGAATCAGCATCTGTAGCCATCGATCTCGACGCTCCCGTACCAGGTCGGTCGGATGAGGAGCGGCCAGAGATAGAAATCCGGTTAAGCAAGACCGAGCGGGAGAAGATTGCCCGCATGGTCATTGCTGATGCCAAGGCTGGCATGGAAGCCAGGTCCGACTGGTTATCGAAACGCCGTGACGCGATCAAGCGTCTGGAGATGGAAACCGAGTCCAAGACCTGGCCCTGGGAGGGCGCATCCAACATAAAGCTCCCTGCCGTTGCCGTTGCTTCGTTTGCCACCGCCGCCCGTTACATGGCTTCAATCTTCGGTGTCTCCCAGATCATGGACGTGACGGCGGTTGGATCTGATGACATTTCGAGAATTCCTGCCGCCCGCCAGTTTGTTGAATGGCTTGTTACCGATGACCGCTTGAATCTCTACGAAAAACTTGAGTTCGCCGCCGCAATTCCCCCAAGGGGAGATTACGCGGCGCATGTTTACTGGAAACGCCAGGTTCGAAACATCCCGAGCGTCATTACAGACCTGGATGGAAATGAATTCATTGAAAAGCAGGAAGAGGTTATCTTTGAGGGCGCATGGGTTGACATGATTGACACGGAAAATGTCATCCTTCCCTCGGACGCAACGGGGGTTCAGGCGGGAGAGGCTGACTGGGTCATTCTTCAGGTCTGGTTGCCCTTCGATGCCATCGCCAGACGGTACAAGACCGGCGCATACAATGTCATGACCCGCAAGGATTTCGAGAGTGTCAAGCAATTCGAGAAGCGGGATGATAGCTCGTCTCCGACCGAAACGAAAGAGGAACAGGATTCAAGCGAGGGTGTCATCTCCACTCCGGGCCGCAACAAGCGAAGAGCCTACAAGTGGCACGGGGCTTATGACATTGACAAGGACGGATTGCTCGAAGAGGTGGTTTTCACCGTTCACGTCGAGACGGAAACGCTTCTCCAGGCCGCTTATCTTGATGAGGTGCATCCGCACGGGAAACGCCCAATCGTCATTGGCAGATATACCCCTCGCCCGCAGTCACCCTATGGAAAAGGTGTGGCTGAATGGATCGGCCATCTGGACGACATCACCAATACCCTTCTGAACCAGTTCATCGACAGGGCGACGCTCATCAATGCGATGACCGGGGCTTACGAGTCGGATTCTCTTGAAGAAGGCCCGATCACACTCGAACTTGGAAAGCTCATCCCGGTTCCCGAAGGTGCAAGAATTACCTTCCCGACACTTCCAGATTATGGCCCCGTGTTCAGTACGCTTATACAGTTCATCGAGAGAAAGACCGAGACTGTTACCGGGGTGTCTGACGCTTTTCTTGGAAAGCTGAATCCAAGCTCAAGGGCATCCGCCGCCGAATTCCAGGGAACGCTCGGCGAAGGTGCGATGGGTTTTGAGATCAAGAACAGGCGGTTCCAGTCCGCCGCCAGTGAAATCATCACCATGATGTTTCAGCTTTACCAGGCATTCATGCCGGACGGATTCGAGATCAAGGTCAATCCCAAACTCGCGCAACAGATTCAACCGGGCCAAGGCCCTGGTGGGCCACCGCAACCGGGCCAAGGCCCTGGTGGGCAACCCCAGCCGGGAATGAACCCGCAAGAACAGCAAATGATGATGGCTCTTCAGCAAGGCCAGGGCATGAACGGTCAGGCGCAGATGGGCATGAGTCCCGAAGAGCAGATGATGGCCGCTACACAACAAGAGCCGGGAGGCGGCGGACCTCCGCTTGCCCCGCAAGCCAAAATGGGCCTTGGTATTCCGCCCCACCTATCGGGACAGCAACATCCGCTAAATCCATTCAGGGAATTCACCCGCGAGGAGATCAGGGGCCAGTTTGATTTCCGGTTCCTTGGCGACCCGGTGTCCGGGAACAAGCAACTGAGAATGCAACAGTCAATGCTTCTTTCCCAGAGCCTTCTTCCGGTGCTTGCACAGGTCTATCCACCCGGAGTGGTCACATATATTCGGTCAATGCTCCATGATTTCAATAGAAAAGACGCAGACGAGATTCTGCCGGATAAGGTAATTCAACTGCTGGAACAGCAAGCCCAGTCAGCGAGCCAGATGCAGGAACTCCAGGCTCAACTGATGAAGGCCGAGGCACAGTTGGAGCAGGCGAAGGGACAGGCCGAGATCGAAGTGAGCAAGGCCAATGTTCAGGACATCATCGCCCGCGCACAGGAGAGGATAGCAAGGATAAGAATGGATCTACAGGCGGGCGTTGCGGATATTCAGCTCAAGTCCCAACAGATCAAAAAAGCTGTTGTTGATACGGATGCCGTGGATGTGGCATCTTTCAACGCCCTAAACCAGGCGGGTCGGGAGGAAATGAATGGAACTGCCAATGGAGGGCCCGCCCCAGTTCCGGGACGACGAGCAGGGGATACAGGCCCGCCACCTGTGGAATATGAAGAGGACACCGGGATGGGAGATTTTGAAGTTCCACCTGAATAGAGAAATTGAATACGTGGAACGGCAAGTGATGAAAGCGGAGGTTTCAAAGGGAACGCGGGAATTCTATGCAGGGGAAATGTTTTTCGGAAAGAAGAAAATCTTTCAGTGGTTGGAAAAGGGAATTGAGATTGGAAAACAAGGATCAAGGGGAGAATTGAAAGATGGCTGATGATGTGACTGAACCCGAAGCCCCCGAAACGGGAGAACCGGAGGGTTCACAAGGCGTCGAGGACACGCCTTCCCAACTACCTGAGAGCCCTCCAGAGGAGACGACCTCTCAGGAAACAGAGGAAGAAGTTCTCATTGGCGGGCGGTTTCGGCCAGACCAAGTGACCGAGATCGATGAGACCATCCGGTATGCTGACCGGCAACGACAGGAGAATTCAGAACTCAGGGCGCGCCTGGAACAAGTCGAAAGAAACCAGGCTCCCCAGCAGGAACCACGAGAGCGAACACCCGAAGCGGAGATTGCCGACGTAAGGGCCATGTTCGAGGCGGGCGAACTCGCGGAAGTGGATTATCTGGAGCATCTGTCCGACATCAAGGACCGCCAGCGGCACAAGGTTGACGCTTATGCACGACAAGCCTATGCCATACAGGAACGGGCCAATACATCACTCCAGTCCGAATACCCAGATTATGCAACTGCTGGCACATCTCAGAACGAGGAAACAGTTCGTTTCATGGGCCAGTGGTCGCAGGATTACGGTGAGGACTTGAGCAAGAATCCAAGGGGTGCGGCTATTGTCAAGAAGCACCTGGATTCCGTGTTCGGAGCCAAGGAAGCAGAGGTTCGCGGTAGGCAAAACGAATCTCAGCGCAGACAGCGGGTTTCCCGTCATCTGGATGGAGTGGATCGTGTTGGTGGGTCCAAGGAACCGGACGTGCCGGACTTGGTTCTCAAGGGGGGTGTAGACCGAGATATGATGAAAACCCTCGGATACGACCCCGATAGCCAGGAAGATCTCCGAAGGTTTGCCGGTGCGGCGGCTCCGGCGACTATGGAGAGGATGTTTAAAAATCCCGAGGCTATGGTAGGCCGATGAGGTCTCGCGGCCCGAATGCCGAACGCGATGAGCCTTACCGAATAAAGTGTTCGGTTTGTGGGTTCTCGGGAATTGACCTCCGCGTCCAATCCGTGGGGGGGTCGAGTACGGACACCGGAAATACGGATGGAACGGCGAAAGATCCGGTGACTGTTCCTGCCGACAACCTTGGGGTTACTTCCGTTGCAAGGGCGACGGTTCAGTCTTCATCGAACTGCCCACACTGCGGAACGAATAACTTCATTGATGGATCGCGGAGACGCTGAAATGGCTATTCCGGTAAAGCCACCCACGCATATCAGCCGGAAACTGGTGGAAATGATCTTCAGGCTGATGCCGCTGGTTGGGCGTGGAAAGATGGCTGGAACCAGGGTGGACGATAGAATAGACCTCCGAATGCCAGTCTATCTCTGCGAGCTTTGCAATCGGAAACGGCTCAAGGCGCGAGGAAATGCGTATGGGCTTGTGACCGACGTAACCGGAAAACCAAGAACAGCCTACACCAGATGCACGGCTTGTAATGCTGATTTCAGTATCTGTCATCAGTATTACCCCGAAGAGAAGTTTCGGAAAGTCCATGCGCCCTGGTTCGGGTTGAAAAAGCCTCAAATGAAAGAGAACCGGGCAAGGCCAGCAACAGGCTTGCTCACCTCGGGGGATATCCCTGTTCGGCGAAGGAGATAAGGATGGAGTATTCAGGTGCTTTAAGTGGTGGTACGGCCCCTTTGGTCGCTACCTTCAAAGCGGGTGAAACCTTGACGGCTGGGCGCGTGGTCAATAGTGAGACTACCGCTGGGACGGGTCAACTCGAAGCCGCTACCGCGACTGGATTTGTTGATTGCATGGGAACGGTCATGGCGGTTGGTGGCGGTGTCGGTGTTGGAAGAAACATCGGATCGCTTACCTATTCAACCACACAGGGTGACGCGGAAGGGCTTGCGGATGTGAATTGCGATCCCCACGCCATCTACCGTGGGCTTCTGAGTGGTGGTGCAACGGCGAATACCGCGTTGCAGGATCTCATCTCGACCTCCGCAGACACCAATGGACTGACCATTACCGATGCGGATGTTGGGACTGCCACGATGGTGAATGGGACCGCTTGGCTGGCTGGCAACAAGGACGAGTCGAGAGTAATCGTCACGTTCAACTCGGCTACCAGCATCGTGGTTACGGTTCCGTTTTCCCAGGACATCGGGACAACGGAGACTTACCATTTCACTCCGATGTGTCCTGGCCGGACTGCGGCTGTCCAGCTTACGTCCACCCTTGACCAGATTAACTCTGCGATTGCGGTGGGAACTGGTGGGACGGCTCGATGCCAGAGTGTTGAACTCGATGGCGCAACAAACAGCTTTGCGAACATCGTTTTCTCGAATCATTACTTCAGTCCGATTGACTGATAGTCGGGAAACAATCTGACTTGCCAAGGTCGCTCCCTGGCAAGAACATCGGGATAAGGGGCCACTCGGGGCCGAGTACCTGGGTGGCCCCTTTTTCTCGTTATAAACCAGGAAGGAGATTAGCATGGCCGTACCGATGACAGCGGGAAGCCATCCAGATCTGCTGGATACCCGTTTCAGAGAAATCTTAATGCGGTGGACTGAGCCACCTGACGCGATGTTGCCGGAATTCTATACGGTGAAGACCACCACGAAGGCGGATGAGCGGCAGTCGCAGATGGAGCCGTTTGGTCGTCCGAGTGAGTTTGGCACCACCAGCAACCAGTCAATCACGTATCAGTCCCAGTCACAGGGATACGATGTGATTGCCACCCCCCGTGAGTTCGCGGGCGGTTTCCAGATCCAGCGGAAGCTGATGCGGGACGATCAATATGGTGCTATCGAGCGTTTGCCGACTCTTCTCAGGGATTCCTTCCAGGATCTCGAAGAGCATAACGCTTCTCGGGTCTTCCGGCTTGCGTTCCAGTCGGACTCGTATTTTTACAGCCAGTCCGAGGCTGTTGCGCTTTGCTCGAACTCCCACACGACCAACAGTGGGACCAGCACCACGACGGGATTCGACAATCTGGTCACGACTGCTCTTTCTGCCGTGAACCTTATTACCATGCGAATCCTGATGTCGAAGTTCAGGAATCCAGCCTCGCTACGGATGGGCGGAATCAATCCCGATACCATCCTGATTCCGCCCGATCTTTATGCAACCGCATATGAGATCATTGCGGCGGCGGGGAAGGTTGACACCTCGAACAACAATCCCAACGTCCATCAGGGCCAGTATCGGCTCCTCCAGTGGGATTACCTGACGGGTGACGACAACAGCGAGACGAACAACTACTTCCTGATCGATTCTCGCCGGATGAAACAAGCCCTGACGTGGTGGAACCGCGAGTCGTTCGAGATGGAAATGTTCAACGACTTCGACACGATGGTCATGAAGGAACGCGGGTACGTCAGGTACGGTTGTGACTTCAATGACTGGAGATGGGTTGTTGGCGCACAGGTGTCATAAGGAGAGAGCCATGAAGCGAAAATTGTTCCTGGCGTTGGCTCTCCTGGCCGCATGGCTGGTATTGCCAACGATTGTATCAGCCGAGTGGACGTGCTTTTACCCGCCCGGAACCGGAACCGTCTGCTTCGGAAAATCGGTAGACTCAACTCCGATCCCGTACAAGATGGTCGAGGTGCCCCGTGCTGGGTCGAACAACTCTGGACTTGGTAGCGGAACGTATGATCGCTACTATTTCTGGCTCGGCCAAACACCCCCGCTGAACGGGGTCTTGCTTGTATCGCATCACGCAACGGTGGAATCTGGACTGGGTGCGGACGCGATCCGGCAAGGAAATGTGACGCTGGATGATTCCAAGGGAGTGGCGTGCATAACGGCTCAAGGGTGCCCGAACGATATTCCATAGTCAGCTATCTTTTGCATACGACAAAAGATGCGTGGACTTGTGTGGTTGTCGGGATACTCCTTATAGGGGTTCACTTCCTGGTCTGGTGGGGAGTCCTGCCGCAAGAAGGCAGGACTCCCCAGGAATCAGTTGGACTAATTACCTTTCTTGGCGTAAGGGGGCCAAGAGAGGTGTGGACGCTCACACTCATTCTGGTGGGATTTGGAGCATGGGTTGCGACAAAAAGTCTGTGGGCGGGTGCGCTGATCGCATGGATATCACTCATGTCAGCCTACCAGATCCTATGGGTCGGTCGCCCGTTCGTTTTTATCTTCTACGATACATTCTACGCAGTAGCACTGATATCCTTCTTCGTGTTTTCAAAAAGACTCCATGCAGAGATGATGGCAAGGGTTCTTCTGTTCATCGCGCTTATCAACGTGTTTTGGCTTCCACTGCAACACTGGGAAATTGACCCGATATGGCATCAGATTCGACCGGAAGAACTGAAACACAACTGGAGGTTCACGGGTTGGCTGGACAACAACACGAATCTTGTTCACTACCTGGCGATGACAATTCCGCTTGCATCGGTTCTGTCATGGTGGCTGGTGATCCCGCTGGCGATCCCGGTCCTGTTGGCTACAAAGACCCTTCCGATAGTGGCTGGAATCATCGGCGTGATCGTTGCGAAGCGTTGGTGGGCGAAGAGGTTTCGCCCAATAGTTCTCGCCCTGTTCGGACTCGCGGCTCTTTACATCGGGATACTGGACCCCCCGAGGTTCTCTGGGGACGGAGTGCGTTTGGCAGTCTTCAGGGATTCCCTGAAAGTTCAGGCGCAGTGCCCAAACGGTTTGGTTTTCGGGTGTGGGCCGGGAAGTTTCAAGCAGGTCTTCGTCCGGTGGTTGATCAAAACCGACCACAATCTCGGAACGGCATCAGTTCGGAATCGACAAACAGGGAAACACGTTCAGCAGAAGAGGTTCCCTACCCATACGGAAATATACCATCACCCATCCAGTGAACTGCTGAAAGCCGTATTTGAACTGGGGTGGCCGGTTCTATTTATCATAACTGGATGGCTCATGTGGATGTGCCGGAAGATTGCCAGAAAGAAGTCGGAGAAATGGACAAATGCTTACATGGGAGCCTCGGTGGTTTTCATGGTCACAATGCTCGGGTATCAACCGTTTGCGGTGGCTCCGCTGGCGGTATCGGGTTTAATGGTTCTTGGAATTCTCGAAGGGAGGATTGGTAAATGAGTACGGAAACAATCAAGAAACGGGGAAAAAGGGGACGGGCAATGTCTCCAGAACAGAAAGACAAGATTGCGGAAGGGATCAGAACCGTTTCTGCAAAGCATGAAGCCCAGACAAGGGCGCAACAACAAGCAGACCATATTTCCGGTGAAGTCATGACCGTGGAAGCCCCGATGCCGGTTCGATCTGCATTGGCCGACGTTCATGTTCCACAGGATGTTGAGCCAAAAAGCGCACCTCTCAGCCCTCAATACCTGAAGGAACTGGAGTCTGAGAAAACCCAGCTCGAAGGTTCCTTGTTGGGTGAGAGCGGGATGAAGATAAAGAACCAGTCGGATTTACAGGGACTTCCGGCTGGTGTCTTTGATTCGGCCCCGGAATTTGCCGCCAAGATTGATGAGGCTTCCGCTCGGAACCGGATTACGGAGATTGACAAGATAATTTCCGATGCCACGACCGTTGCGACATCTCCCACCCGAAGGGACTCCCTCAATCAAGAACTGAAACATCTTGAAAAGGAAGTGTCCGAGGGAATGTTGCATCAGAACGATTACTTCCTGCCTGACAGCAAATCCAAGAACGGGGTTCTTTTGCAAAACCACGGCCAGTACAACCTGGACTGGCACGAACACAACAGTTCGAGGATTTCACGCATCAAGCATTTGCGGCAGACCTTGGACCCGGAACGCTATCAGACGGACTCGACGTATCGGTCCATAGAGACCATCAGGCCGGGTGCGCCCGCGCTAAAGCGGTTCGAGCCGTCCTCGGCCAGCGTGATGATTCAGGGTTGGGAAGACCCCGGCCTTTCCGACACAGAAAAAGCTATCAGGATGTTCAAGAATCTTGACCCCGAGAAGATCGCCGAAGAGCAGGGGACCACGGTGGAAGAGGTTCTTCGTATTCAGGGGAAACTCTCAGAACCCGCTTCGGCATAACGGAGATGGTTTGTGCTTCTTAGAACTATCCTGACAAGAGTTATCGAGCAAATAGACAATCGGGTTAGTTCCTCGTTCAACACGGCGATTGAGATCAAGGCCCTTGAGGCCATTAACCGCCGATATAAGGAACTGAATTACCTGACGGGGAACAGGCGTGGTCTCCCGTGGATGTCAAAACGGTACACGTTCCTGACTACCGCTCCCTATAACACGGGTACGGTCACGGCAACGAATGCCTCGCGCACGATTGCGGGGTCAGGAACGACATTCACCTCGGCGATGGTTGGGCGTAAGTTCAAGCTGGCTTCGGACCAATCTATTTACATCATTACGCGGTTCGTCTCTACGACTTCCATTCAGATAGATCGGGCATTTCAGGGAACTACGGCTGGCACCCTGAACTACGACATCTTTGAAGATCAGTACGACATGCCAGCCGACTTCCACGCAGATATCATCATGTCAAACCCGAATTCAAGCGGTGGGCTTGAGAAGGAGGGGGTCTGGGATTTGACGAACGAGTTCCCGAACAATTCCTCGTTTGGAACCCCGCAACGATACACGATTGAAAGTTTCAAGTCTCGCGAGGGGGCGGTGACAACGCTCACGGGAACCATCACATTCAACGATGCCTCCAGAAGCGTGACGGGTTCTGGATCGAGCTTTACGACGGAACTTGTTCCCGGCGACATGATTCGCCACGTTGTAACCTTTGTCTCGGGGACAGAAGCCGGAACGCTCTGGCGGGAAGTAGACTCTATTGCCTCGGACACTGCGCTGACACTGAAACAGGCGTGGAACGGAACGACGGGGACCAGCACAACCTCTCAACGCCAGGACGGGTGGTTGCGGGTGAGGCTCCATCCGATTCCAGACGACGAGATTCTTCACACACTGAAATATATCCGGCAGTTACCGGATCTGGCGGACATGACAAATATCCCGGAAATGCCGGACCTCTACCATCCGGCTATCATCGACGGGGCATTGATTGATATGTATGCCGACCAAAGTGATCGACAGCGAGTCATAGCCCGCGCTGATTTTGAACGCTGGAAAGAACAACTGCGAAAAGATTACAGCCTTGGCACGCAGACGGTGAGATTGATTCCTGCGCTAACCAACCCAAGGGTAGGCGTCTGAAATGCCGTATTTCGATGAAGAGGACTTTGAGTTTTACAATGCATTGGATCGGCTCCCGCCACCCGTTCCGCAGGGACCGGGGCCGGGGGGGGACGCTTTGAGTGCGGTGTTTGAAGATCCCTATGTTCAAGAACCCTGGAGAGGCATAGGTAGGCGTATGGAGGAAAATGTTCCAGAGGATGCGCCTTGGTCTGGATCGGTCTTGGGCCGAGCAGGATCGACATTTGGTAAATGGGCTTCTGGGAGGTTGCCCCAAGCCCCGAGTGAGATCCCATCCATTAAGTTCGGGAGGCGTCCTCCCGACCAGCCCAGGAGTCCCCAGGCGAGTCGGCGTATTTCGGTTAAGTCGGTGGGTGGATCTGGTAGCAAAGGCCCTCAGACAAGAAATCAGCCGTGGACCGAGTATGGTCTCCCAGAGTCGGAGGATGCTATTCGTAAAGGTATGGCGCAGGCAAAACGAAAAGACGCCAAGGATTATCGAATATATCAGAAGAGGATGAAGGAAATTAAAAGAAAAGAAAGAGAGAATTTCCGGAAACGGGAGGCCTACCTCAAGAAGTTGCGTAAATATGAACAAGCGTTGCGTAAACGCTTGCGTAAACTTCTATCCAAACCGATAAGAAACGAGTGGGGCGATATTTTGGGTGAGGGGCCTTTTTAAGGGTAGGTGCTTGAATGGCACAGAAATTCACACAACCTGTCACGATCACCCTGAACCAGCCGATCCGCCCTCCGTTCGGCGCGGAAAGGCGTGTTCCTTTGCAGAACATGGTGGTGACCCGTGATGGAGGCCGCAAACAGCGGGGTGGTCAAGATCGTCACATGAGCAATGCGATCACAGATGCGACAGTCGTGAATGGTGTCCACGACTTCCAACTGGGCGATACGCAGAAACTTATTGTTTCTGCTGGCGGGAAGATTCTCAAAGAAGACAATTTTGACGGAGCCTTCGATGATATTACGCAAGCGGGACTGGCATGGAGTTCAACTGCCCCTACGTCCACGATTGTAATGAATTCTATTAT